GAACAGGGAGGTGTTAAGATGAACAAGAATCGCAAGAAACCAAAAAAAGAAAGCGATCATGAAGAACTGCTCGCAAAGTTGATCTTCATAACCGCAATCTTAAATCTGATTCAAGCCATAGCAGACTTGATCAAAACATTCAGTTAGGAAACGGGGAGGTCAGAGCTCCCCTGAATCCAACTTTAATATACAATACACAATAACGCATGTCAAATGAAATGGAGGTCTATATGAATATTATATTAGATATTGCCAAGATTGTTATTTCAGTTGCAACGCTGATATGTTTATACAAGATATACAAAAAGAGAAAGGAGGATTGATAGAATGATTTCATACAACCCGCTTTGGCACACACTAATAAACAATGGTATGAACAAAGGTGACTTAATGGAAAAAACTGGAATTAGCTATGGAACTATGGCTTCCATGGGAAAGAATGAGCCAGTCAATCTGAAACAGATAGATAGAATCTGTAAAGCTCTTAATTGCGGCATCAGTGATGTGATAGAGTATATACCTGATTAACATCACTGCAATAAATAATACGATTTATTCCCGTGATGTTAGAGTGATGTTTGGAACTATTGCAAATAATAATACAACGTGGTATATTTAATAAAAGCCCGCCTCTCTTATTTTATTTAATACACGGTAACACGAAAAAGCAGCCTAGTGTTATTGAGTTTGAATAA